GTAATATATTATATTTATGAATCTAAAATGAATAAATTATGAGAAAAATAGCAATGAGATGCACGCAGGAACAGTTTGAGAGTATTAAGGATAGGATAAAATATAAAGATATAGCAAGTTTTGGCGAATATCCTTATTTAACCAATCATAATTCTTCTTATAAAACAGGAACGATTACGAATACAAATGTTTTATTTCTTTCAGAAGTTTACGAAACATTCGATGCTGAAATATTTTTAAAAGCTTGTGATAGTTGGGAGGATGAAAAAACTTTTATGTCAAATGAATTGCAGTATTGGGGAGATATTGCTGGTAAATGGTTAGATTGTGATGGAAATAGTATTTATCGATTTAAACCACAACCAAACTACTCGAAAGAAATAGAATCCTTGCAATTGAAAGCAAAAGAGAACGGGATGAAATGTGTAATTAATTTTGAGAAGATATGAAAAATTTAATATCAATGACGGATTTTGTATTAGAACAATCAAAAACATCTATAAGAACATTTCGTTTTTGTAATTGTGAAAGATACGCCAACTTCCTTAAACAACCTTTAGAACTCTGTATGTTTGTTCCCTGTGATGAAGATAATAATGTTTTGAAAGAAGAAACAGAGTATAGTGCTTATGCTGATGATTTAAAATACCAACAAGCAAAAGAAAGATGTTTGTTTGAGGGGTTTAATTTTTTAGAAAGAAACAAAAAAGTATTTCATGTAGAAAATAAAAAAGAAGTATTTGGAGTTGGTTATAAAAATGGAATATTTAAAACAATAGAAGATTTAGTAAAATATGACATTGAACTAACAAAAACAGCAAAAAAACTAATCGGATTGTAATTTTTTGTATATTTGTAATTCATAATTTTACCCCGTTGGAGTATTTATATTTTGGCGGGGTTTTTTAAAAAATAATGTTATGCATCCTACACGAATATTTAAGACACCTGATGAGTTAGAACACGCTTGGAAACTATATAAAGAAGATTTATTAGTTCAGGCTACTGATTGGTTAAAGATTCAGTATGTTGGTAAAGAGGGACAGAGAATGACCGATGCAATGAAACTACCTTATACAATGGATGGATTTGAAGTATTTTGTTATAATAATTATGGATGTGTTGAGCAATATTTTAAGAATAAAGATGGATACTACACAGAGTTTGTACCTATCTGTTCGCATATCAAAAAAGAAATTCGCTCAAATCAAATCACTGGAGGTCTTTTAGGGGTATATAACCCATCGATTACGCAAAGACTTAATAGTTTGCAGGACACTACAAAAACGGAGCTTACAGGTGATATTTCAGTACAAAATCCATCTTCAATAAGTGTGCGTATAATTAGAAACAATGAAGAAGAGTAATGAAATAGAATTTTTAGCAACAAAAGTTTTTGAGGATATATGGAACGCTTCTCAATCTAAAAACTATAAACTTATAGTAGAGGAGGGCAGTTCCAGAAGTTCTAAGACTTGGAGTAACTTTCAAAATCTATTCTTAGATTTATTTGAAAATCCGTTAACAACTTGCACTATACTTCGAGATACCCAAAAATCATGTAGGGAAATTGTAGAGATTGACTGGGTTAAATGGTTAAGTGACCCAATGGGTAGAAAAAAGCAATTAGAAAAAAAAGAAATATCTGTTTTTGAATTTGATGCTTTAATTAAAAAAGAAAATCTAACTAAATATTTTTTACGTAATAAAACGAATCATACTTGGACTTTTTTACATAATAATTCTTTTATTAGGTTTACTGGATTAGATGATGAGGATGATGCAATGGGTATGACTCAGGACATATGTTGGATAAATGAACCCTATAAATTTTCGCATGAGGTTTACAAACAGCTTTCGCAAAGAACATCGAAGTATATTTTGTTTGATTGGAATCCAAAACAAACCCACTGGGTAAATGAAGAAAAAAGAAAAGAAAATACAATTACTTTATTTTCTACATTCGAAGATAACCCATTTTGCCCTGAAGAATCGAGAATACATATACAATCATACCAACCAATTAGCCATTCTTTTATAAAAGATAAAGATTATAATATTGAACTTAACAAAAATAATTATACTAAAAAGCAATTAAATGAGTTGAAACGTTGTGTTTACAACGAAAGTGTTGGAAGCGCATCTTTGTATCATTGGTTAGTATTTGGATTAGGTCAAAAATCAGAAAAACCAAATCGAATATTTAAAGGTTGGGAAATATTAAGTAATGCAGATTTTGAAAAATTACCATATCAAAGTTATTATGGATTAGATTATGGATTGAGTGCGCCAAGCGCATTAGTTGAAATGAAGTTTGATAGTGATGAAAATTATTTCTTTAGAGAAATATTATACAAGCCTTTAAATGATATTAAGGGGAGTCTTTCGGACGAATTTGAGCGTTTAAATATTCCTAAACATAAACAAATTATAGCCGATTCAGGAAACGAACTTAATAAAGAAGAATCGAGAAAATTAAAGAATGCTGGATATAATATAATTCAAGCAAAAAAAGGAGCTGGTTCGATTAGTTCAGGTATTGAAACTATGCAAAAAAGTAAAATACATTATACGAAAGAATCAATTAACATAGAACAAGAATACGAAAATTATTCGTGGAAAATATGGCAAGGAATACAAATGGATGTGCCAGAAGAAAATGGAGATGACCACAGTTTAGACGCAATGAAATACGTAATTTCGTGGTTTGTTAAAGTTTTTAGGTTATCTTAGATAAAAATTTAAAAATAAAAATTATGAACAATAAATTATCAGATTGGGTAAAGGCGTATTTTGTAACATTTATAATATTTTCATTCGTTTTAAATGCTTCAAATAACGATATAATAGCATATATTTCTTTGGCAATTATAACATTAATTGCTTGCTGTATAGGATATATTTTCTTTTCTTTAATAAATTATATCGATTCTAAATAATAATTACTATATTTGCTTTTATTATTAATGTTATGAAACATAACTAAATGGGATTATTCGATTTTTGGAAAGGTAATAGTATCAGTGTGGAACGAGACCGCAGTGGTACTTTTACCTATTCTTTTTTAGAGCAAAATGGTTTTATTAACTCAGATAAGTATCTACATACTTCTTTAAATAATCCTGTAATAATGGCTATTATTGCTTTGCGTTCAAAGATTTATTCTCAAATGAAAATAACTCATTTAAATAGTTCAGGCAAACCAATCGATAACAGCGAAATAATTAAATTATTCAAACAACCTAATTACTTTCAATCACAAGAAGATTTTTTCTTTCAGCAAATGTGGTTTTTATCAGCTTCAGGAACTAATTTCACATATAAAGTTGATGCTTTGAATAATACAAAAGCAATATTTAATCTAATACCTTCCGAAATTGATTTAAATAATACTGAAAAAGTTAAATCTTTTATATACACAAAATCGGAACTTAAAGCATTTGGAGAAAAGAAGATTATCTATAAATTAGATGGGCAAACATTTGAAATAAAATTAAAGGATATTATTCCTACTTATGACCTCGCTAATGGGTTAATAACTAATTCTTTAATGAGTTCTCCGTCACGTTTAAAAGGAATTTCAAAAACTATCGAAAATATAGAAGAAAATTTACTGTCTAAAAATGTAAATTTAAAGATGAGCCAAAAGTATTTAATGGCAAGTCAAGGTGATGGTAACGAAGCACAAATACAAGATACCGACCGTAAAGATATATTCTCAAAAATTGCTAAAAAATCATTATTAATAACTAATGCAAATATTAAAGCACAACATTTAGTTAGCGATATGAAACGTTTATACTTAGATGAGCAATTTAGTAACGATGCTTTGACTTGTTTAAATGCTTTTGACATGAATAAAGATGTTTTAAACTATTTTTCTAACGGTTCAAGTACATATGAAAATAAAGAAAAAGCAATGCTTGATTATGTGCAGAATTCAATCCAAACAGACGCTAATAATACAATGAATAGCTTCGCAAGTTCATTAGGCTTATTAGACAAAAACGAATCATTAAAAGCATCATACGACCATTTGCCAGTTATGCAATTGATTATGAAAGCTAAGATTGATACTTTAAAAGCCTTTCAGGAAACTTTAATTTATGAAAGTCCCGAAGAACAAAAAAGATTAAGTAATGATTTTAAAATTACATTAGGATTATGAAAAAAGAATTAACAAAGGAAGAAATCGAAAAGTTAAAAGCAATTAAAGAAAAATCACTTTCAAAAATAGTAAAGAAATGACAAGAGAAGAAGAAATAAAATATGTTTTTGCAAACAAAGAGTTAATATCTTCTAAAAAAAAGAACGCTATTAAAAGAGGTGATTTAATTAACAATCTTATTCCTGAAACAAAAGTAGAAGCTAATAAAGAGGGTATTATTGTTGAGGATGTAAATTCAGATGTTTTAAGAGCTAAATTAGTTATCAATACTACTAATGTTATCGATAGCCACATGGATTGCCATATTCAAGGATTATGGACTAAAACATTATCAGAATCTAAAACTTTATATCTTTTGCAAGAACATGAAATGGAATTTGATAAGATTATTTCTGATTCTGTTAATGATAGTTTGGTAGCAAGTGCCGAAAGTATATCATGGAAAAAATTAGGCTATCCTTATAACGGTAAAACAGAGGCTTTAATTTTCGATGTGCAAATAAAAAAAGATGTAAACGAATTTA